TCAGGACAAGATTAGTTCGTTAGAATCTTACAGGGACGATTCCGAGTTAAGAATCAACACGATTAATGCCAAATACGTTGACACGGATTATTTAACCGCAAACTACATAACCGCACAACAGATATCCACAAATTATGCATCTATTGGAAGCCTCAATGCAGTATCGGCAGCGGTAGGAGACCTTGCAGCCATAGCAATAACAACCCAAAATCTGTCAGCACAGACTATACAAGGAAGCCAAATAACAGGTCTTACTATCAATGCTAATCAGATAACCGCAGGTAGGATAAAGGCTAATCAGTTGGATGCAAATGACATTGCAACAAATGCATTTATAACGACAGACCTCCATGTAGAACGCTTGCACACTATTGATTTATATGCCGGATGCCCGGATGTTTTAGGCGGTGTTTATTTAACACCGAGATGGCAGTATGATTCATCGCTTAACAGATATATGTTGGTATCTTTAGAGACAGGACAATTTGGATAATGAATTCATTAGACTTAATTTCATTCAAGAAAAACATCAAGGACTACATCAACACTTGCGGACTTCCCAAAGAGGCAGCAAGACTGGTTCTTAAAGAAATTTACGAAGAAACATCAAAAGAAGCAATAAACGAAGCTTATGCGGAAGCGCAGAAGGCAGAAACGGAGGCCAAGGATGATAGACAGGAGACTGAATAGAAACCAAGTATATACTTCAGTAGACGATGGGTACGGCACAACCAAAAAGAAGGAAGAAGAACCCAAGGACACCGGGAAACCTTCTTATACTCCCAGTTACTATGGAAGTATTGGTTCGTTCAAACCTTCAGCAGCATATAAACAGGCGATGGACTACACAAACTCATTGCTTGAAAAGATAAATGCCGGAAAGACATCCTATACGGACAAAATCAATAACTTAATGAGTCAGATTGAAAACCGGGAAAAGTTCAGTTATGACTTCAACACCGACCCCCTGTTTCAGAATGCATTACAGGGAGCTATGGCAGCAGGACAGACCGCCATGCAGGACACCATCGGACAGGCATCCGCACTCACTGGTGGATATGGTTCATCCTACGCAACCAGTGCGGCCAATCAGGCTTATAACGAGTATGTCAAAGGTGCTTATGAGTCTCTCCCGGACTATTACAACCTTGCCAAGAGTGCTTATGATCAGGAAGGACAGGAACTCTACGACAGACTGGGAATGTACAGAACGGCAGATGAGTCCGAGTATTCAAGACTGAATAACGCATACGGACTTAACTTAAATAAAGCCGAGTCCCTTTACAACAAGGAATATAGTAATTACTGGGACACCAACAATTACAACCTTAAGGTAGCGGAAGCAAACAACGACTTGGCATACAAGATGGCTTCCTTTGCCGAGAATCAGCGACAGTATGATCAGGACTACAACGAAAAGGTAAGGCAGTACAATTCAGACCTTGAGGAAAAGCAGAGACAGTTTAATGCCAAGACCACGGAGAGTTCCGAAACCACATACAAAGAACCTACACAGACACAGATGAAAAAGTGCCTTGAGGCTTATGAGACAGGCGGTACTCCGGCATTAGAAAAAGAAATGGCATCCATGCCTGACGATATCGATGCTCAAAAGATTTGGGACTACATCACTGAATTTGGCACTCCTATTGTAGCCGAGAGAACATACAGGATGTACAAAGACACCAAAAATTGGGGCGGCGGCATTGACTACAACGATGTCTTAAAAGACCAATACGATAATGAAATCAAAATCAAAGATTATTACAATGCCCTGATCGCAGCCGGGAAGACACCACAGGAAGCATACGAAATAGTAACCAAGTTCGGAAGCAGATAGGAGAGGCAAAATGGGAAACAGTAATGTTGAAAGATTAAGAGCCTATAGAAAGAAGAGAGAGGAAGAAGGGACTTCCCTCTCTTCTTCTAATGTTCAAAGATTAAGAGAATATAGACTGTCCAAGGGTTTTGAAGACACCAACAATACTATAAGTGAGTCTCTGTCCGGGTGGCAGGACTCCGACACCATGGCAAAAAATAAGGCAATGGTACAGGGGTATTATAATGACCTTTCGTCTTATTATGACCTATATGGCAAATCCATGGCAGCAGAGCAGAGCGAAGCATACAAGAATCAGCTCGACTATTACGGTTCGACTCTTAATAACTGGGACAATGCATCTAAGGCATATTCCAATTACATAAACAAAGAAGCCTATGACAAGGCACAGAAGACCAGTAAACTGGCTGATAAGTATAGGGGAGCATCTTATGATGACATCCAGTCCGCATTAAAGTCTGCCACGGATCAGGACGAGATTAGTTACCTTAAGAGATACACAGACTACAGTTCCATTGAAGACTATGACAAGGCCATAGCAGCAGAGCAACCCCACATTGATGAGTTAAGCAAGAATGGTCGCAAGGTTAAGTCTGCTTATCAGGAGAAACTTAAAGAAGCAAGAAATACATATGAGAAAGAACACGCATCCGAAGCATATGATTATCTTCTTGAAGAGCCGGACTTTGCAGAATATTCAAGTGACGATTCTCGTCTGTATGCCCATGAAATCGTTCAAATGCGTGACCCTATCAGCAGAACGATGCGTGGAAACATTGCCGCTTACGATAGTCTTACAGGCAATGACAAAGCAAAAGCCGTATACCTTTACAATAAGTTTGGCGAAGAAGCTTACCTTGACTACATGAAGAAGATGACTTTTGTAGCAAGACAGAATGAAGCCAAACAGATAGAAGAAGAATTTTCCGCACAGACAGAAGAGCATCCTGTATTATCAGCAATTGAGTTTCCGGCAATCAATGCCATTGTAGGCGGTGCCGCAGGTATCGACACAGTTTCCGCTATAGTAAGGGATAAAGTAAAGTCTCTTATCACTGGAGAAGAGGCTGATTATAATCCCACAACCCTTGGGGTCTTCTCTACAAAAGCACGGCAGCAGACATCAAACATTTCCCAAAGCATTAAGGAAAAAGCTGGGGCCGTTCCTGCTTTTGCATATGATGTATTTGCCACCGAAGTTCCTAACCGTATTGGACAGTTAATGTATGGTGGAGCATACAACACAATCATGGGTTTGGATGTATTTGCCACAACATACACCGATGCCGTTTTAAATGGAACATCCCCGGAAAAAGCCATGACGGATGCTTTTGTGGCAGGTGGACTTGAAACCCTTACCGAAATGGTAGGAATGGAATGGGCCTTTGGAGAGAGCGAAAATGCCATTGCAACAATTTTAAAACAGGCATTTGCCGAAGGTTCTGAAGAAGTAGTAAGCTCACTTGGTAACCTTATCTACGACATCAACGTAAATGGCGGTGAGGCTGAATACTATCAGAACGTAAAGAACTACGTTGCCATGGGTTATTCCATGGAAGAAGCAAGAAAGAAAGCTTCCCTTGACTACATTAAGGATGTAGCATACCAGTTTGCGGTAGCGGCCTTCTCTACCGTACCCACCACAGGCACATCACAGATTGCAAGGGCGGTACAGGAGTCATCAGCAGGTCAGTTCATTGACCGGGATGCCGTTAGTGGAATCAATGCCGAGAACCTTCAGAAGAAGTATGGCGATGAATGGACGAAAAAGGCATCAAATCGAGAGATTTATAGAGCCTACAGTGATTATGTAGGAAACCTTCAGGAAGAGTCCACAAAAGCCGAAAAAGAAGCCACCAAGAACGCAATAGCACAGGAATACAAAATATCCGAAGAAGAAGCAGAGAAGTGGACAGAAGCTCTGTATAACGGAGATAAGAAAGCATTGAAGACCCACTTTGGTGAGGTCTTAAGAAGTGACCTTGAAAAAGGCGAAGGATGGACAACCAAGGCAGACCGCACCGAGGTTGATAAGATTTCTTCCAAGATCAGGGATGCTTTCAAGATGGTCAAGTCCGAGAATCAGATGGCAGCAGAAAAGGCTTCCAAGACTTTAAAGACTGGCGAAAAGAACACTGTAAACGGTAAAGAAGCACAGATTCTCTCCATGAAAGAGAATAAGGACGGTTCTTTTACTGTTAAGACCAGTGAAGGCAACGTGGATGCCAAGGATGTAACCGTAACCGAGAAAAAGGCAACGGCTCTTACATACTCTGCAAACATCGAAAACGAGCCTTTTAAGGAAGCCTATGTTCACTATTATAACGGACAGGACATTGCGGACTATGATTTCTATGCAAGATGGCTTTATAACGCAGGACTGCGTGGAATAGATTACACCAAAGAAGACTCCGAAATAGATTACAAAAGCATTCTTGATGCAATCGGAACGGCAAGTGCAAGAGCCTTGTATAATGTCGGAGCGGAACAGGCCCTTCGGCAAGAAATCGAAGAGCATAATCTTGTATCCGAGGTGGGAGATAAATACGCAGAGAAGTATCGTCCCGGAACATTTAAAGCCGGGGAATACTCAAACGGCAAGTTCAAAGAGAATAAGGACTTTTTCAGAAACCTCAACAGGACACAAAAAAGTCTTTATAGAATCATTGAAGTCTTTTCCAAACTGTCAGGTGTTAACGTAAGAGTCTATATTGACAGAAACGCTGCTTCCGAGAACGGACAGTTCATAGCCGGGAAGAACGGTGGCACAATCTTTATTAACCTGGCCGCTCGTCCCTTCGGTGACAGTGCATACGGCATCAACCAGTACGTTGTTTCTACCTTAAGCCATGAGTTAACCCACTGGCTCAAAGCAAATAACAGGGAAGCATACGACATCCTTGAGGATGCGGTTAAGAAAGACTTACAAAAGAATAATACCCTTGACAAGAGGCTCTCTACCGAAAGAGAGGCTCTCCTTAAGACGCATGAAAACGAGCTTAAGGAGTCCGATAAGTCCGAAGAAGCAATCAAGGCTGAAATGGAGAAATACTCCAAGAAAAAAGACCTTGATGAAATTGCCATGGAAGAAGTGGTGGCAAGAGCCTGTGAAGATATGCTTAACGACTCTGACACCATGCAGGAAGTATTAAGTTTTGCGGATCAGGACGGACTCACCAAGTTACAGACCGCACTTAATAAGTGGTTTGACCACATCCGGGGATTCTTTAGAGACTTAATGGGTGGATTTCATGCTCCTAACGAAGTAGTAGCAGACTTACAGGATAGTTATGACCATCTCAAAGAGTTATGGGTAAAGGGAGTCAAAGAAGCCATTGCAGAGAACCGCAAAGAGCAGAAAACCACCGAGAGCAAGAAGGCGGCATCAGTTAAAAAATCAGAAAAGCTAAACAAGGAAAGAGTTACAAGAGAAATAAACGAATGGCTCTCAAAAACAGAGAAAAATCCACACAAAAGAAAAGAAGAAGGTGGCTTTTTCAATTTAGGATATCCGTCAGAAGCATTAAAAACTATTGGGTTTGAAGATATTATAATACGATTTGGCAAAAGCAAAATTCAGCAGACCCTTGAAGACCATCCTGAAATGGAAAACCATATTGCGGACATTATGGATGTCATTAACGAACCAATGGTAATATTGTCATCTTCAACACGATTTAACGACAGTATCACTTTGTTTGGTGAAAAAATAATAAATGGCAAACCCTTAATGGCTGCAATTAGAATATCCGTGAAAGATGGAACGGTTGAAGACTATGTAGTCAGCAACGAACATACAAGAAGTGTAGAACAGTTGCAAAATTATCTTAACAAATCAATTATTTATTATACAAATCCCCAAAAAGAAAAGACCAATGCTTGGTTAACCGCACTCGGGGTTCATTTCCCGTCAGCTACAATCAAGTATGGTCTTGTGAGGAAGTTACCTCAATCAATGAGGTCTTCTTCTACTAAAAGTGTATCACAACCCAATAAACAAAGCAATAACAAAAAATCTGTCAAGATGGACTCCGAAGGAAGGACATTAACAACCGGGCAGCAGACCTATTTTGAAAAGTCCAAAGTCCGTGACAATCAGGGCAGACTTAAAGTCATGTATCATGGAGCAAGGGGAGCTGGATTTACTGTCTTTAATGCCATGCGTTCAGATGACGAAAGGTCTCTGTTTTTTGTAGATAATAATAACATTGCAAAGACATACTCCGGGACACATGAACTGTTTACCCCGGACAAACCTTACACCTATGACGAATTAAACAACATGATGACAAGCTTTACTCATGGGGATAACTACCTTGAAAAAGATGGTAAAGATGTCGTTGTTATGGAAGTCGGTGGAAATGAAGACTACGAAGTCTTCCGTGGAACACTTAAAGAAGCACAGAACTTCTTTATGGACTCGCTTGAAGACATACACAACGAAGACTCTGCAAACTATCAGGTTTACCTTAACGTAGAAAATCCGCTTGTAATTGATGCCAAAGGTAGCAATTATGACGAAATCGAGTGGGATTCAATTGAATCAAAAGAAATGGCCCCTTTGCTCAAAATCTTAAATGACTACGACTGGGGCAGAAACAATGTCAGCGATGCGGAATATGACAAAACTCTTGCAAGATACGAAGAACTTGAAAATCAGCTCAATTCGTATGGCGATATTTCCACTACAAGAGGAATTTCAGCATACGCACAAGCACACGGATATGACGGAGTCGTTTTTAAAAATCTGATTGACTATGGCCTTTATGCATCCTCGTCAGAAAAAGTTCCGGCAAATGTAGTCATTGTATTCAATGCGGATCAGGTTAAGTCAATTTACAACGAGAACCCTACCCATGACTTGGACATCCGTAAATCTGTAAGACTTGACTCTGTAGAACGTATTGGGGCAGCAGATGTGGATGCAAAGACCGGGACTGCGGTTTACTCCGTCCGTTATACCCTTGCAGAGAGATATAAAGAACTGGGATATAACTCTTACGCTGAAGCGGTAGGCAAAACGGCAGAAAAGATTGCCAAGCAGATGGGAGTATCCAAACTCAAGGCTGAAGATTGGATTAAGGCAGAAGAGAGTCTCTCAAGCATTATTTTAAAGGATGCCGAGAATCAGAGGTACTTGGATTACGCAGCAGACGATAGATACAGTGCCATCAAGACCGACACCGACTATCCACAGGGAACAATCGACCTTTCCAATCTCTGTAGGAAGAGAGAAATCTTTACCAAGATGTTCGATAACCTTCAGAGAGAGAACCCGGATGTTTTATTCACGGCAGAAGACATTGCCAAGATTAGGCAGATACTTACTGAAGCCAATTACGAAGTAGCTTGTGCGCTTTGCTATGTAGAAGACAGAAGACAACACATCGGTGAGATAGCAGAGTCGTTTGCAGACAGTTACAAACAAGCTCTTAAGAGCAAAAGCAAGGTCATTTACCGTACCAATAGCAAGGGTAAATTAAAGCCTTTAAAGATAACTGAAAAACAGGCTGCAAAGCATGGTCTTACAAAAGGTGAATACTTTAAGGCAACAGACCCTTATGTTCCGAACCAGTACGACCTCACCACATATCAGGGATACAAAGACCTTGTTGAAAATCATCCCATGGTAGCGGCAGCGTTTGAAAACTTTAATAACGCAAGAGGACAGTCGGCAGCAAGACTTATCGAAGGACACGCAGAGTATAAGAGAGAAATCCTTAACTGGACTCAAAAAGATGTTGATAAAGCCAATAATTTGGGTGGCTTAAGAGTCTTCTCGTTCTCCGACTTTGAAGCAATCCACTTGATTGATATCGTTCAGGTGGTTATGGACTGTGCTACCAAGGGAGTAATGATACAGGCTTATACCAAAGTTCCTTCTTTTGCAAACCTCGTTAAAGACACAGGCATAAAGTTAAATCGAAGCCTGATCCCGGCAAACAAGGGAAGCGGACACGCATATGCTTACATCAATGGCCAGGCAATTAAAATTGAGCCGGATATGTGGGTAGACGATGGTATCGCCATGGTTGATGACAAGGAAGTGTTGGCTTTTGACATAGTCGAAGGTATCGACATCACGGATGAAAACTTCCTTGATATGTCCGATAACAAGAACGTGGGCAACATCCTTGTGGGCATCAGCAAAAGACAGATAGAACTTGCAATGGAAGATGACTTTATTGATTACATCATTCCATTCCACACCAATCAGGCAAAAGCAATTCTTGAAGTCAAGAACATCCACAAGTGGGATAACTACAAACTGTCCCAGTTGGACAAGAAAATCAATGGCTCAAAGAAAGACCACGGCATCAACATTTACACCGATGTTATCAACAAGTACAAAATCAAAAATAAGAACGATTTTGTAAGAGCTTTCCTTAACGAGTGTAAGAATCAAAAGTACAAGCCAAGATTTGAAGAGTTCTTAAAGAAGAATTCCAAGGGCGATTACATTTACACCGAAGGCTACCATAAGTTCCTTGTAGACTATAAGCTCTTTGACAAAAACGGCAATATTTTAAAACAGGAAGCCGTAAGACCTGACTTTGATAAGGAGTTAATGAACAAAATACTTCTTGCTGACAAAGCACGAAGCATGAACATGAAGTTCTCCGATGAAATCATGGAGAAGGTAAAGACGGAACTTTCAAACGAGAACAGAGTCGTTAAGTCAGTCAAAGTGGACTCCACTGGGAATAAATTGACTGAGGATCAGGTTAAATACTTTGAGAATAGCAAGATAGTAGATGAAAACGGAAACCTTAAGGTCATGTACCACGGAACACTTAAAGGTGGCTTTACTGTATTTAACAGTAAATTTTCAGATGACAAGACATCCTTGTTTTTCTCTGACAGAAGCCTTGTGGCATCTTCCTACACCAACACAGAAAAGGAATATAACCCTTACATTCAGAAACCTACAGAGAAGATAACCGATGCAGAGTCCGCAAAGAAGTTTTTAGAAGACTTTGGCATTGCCACAAACATTTCTTCATATGAGACATCAGCATATGGAAGAACCAACACATATTGGAATGCAACAGATGAAGATGGCTTGAGAGTAAGAGGCTTAACCAATAAGGAATTTATCTCATGGGCAGAAGGAAAAAGAAAATCCAATAGCGGACTATACAAGGTATACCTTAATAGCACCAATCCTTTAATTATTGACTGTGAAGGAAAAAATTGGGCAAACCTTAACCTTCAGCACTTGGATGCTTCTCTTCCTGAACGCATGACCACAAGAGATGTAGCGGTGTGGGCAAAAGCACAGGGGTATGACGGAGTTTACTTTAAAAACATAAAAGACACAGGAAGCCATGGGAAAAGGTATATTGACTACGGCACATCAAATATAGCGGTAGTATTCAATGCCGACCAAGTCAAGTCCGTGTACAACGAACATCCCACAAAGGACAAAGACATTCGCAAGTCGGCAAAGATGGACTCCACTGGAAAGACTTTAACTCCGGGGCAGCAGAACTACTTCAAGGACTCCAAGGTAGTTGATGATCAGGGCAGACTTTTGGTGGTATACCACGGAACAAACGAAGAGTTCGACACCTTCAGACCCAATGACTTTATAGGGGAGATAAACGGTGTCAACAGAATCGTGGGATGGTTTTCCGAAGACAAGTCTTATTCAGAAATATATGGAAGTACCAAAGCTTACTATTTGAACATCAAAAATCCACTTGTCTTGGATGAAACCGCAAAAACATTAGACAATTGGGAAAAGTTCTTTAAACAGAACGGTGTTACAAACGTAATCTTTGACTCGTCAGTTTCCGGGAAAAACGGACAAGTTGACCCCATAAAAGGCGGCAAATTTGAAGACGGAACATATTACACATATTTTGAATTGCTTGATATGGGTAATTATTGGTACGGAGACGGAAACCTCACCGAAAGGATTCAGGCAGCCGGATACGATGGTATACAGACTAACGATGAGTATGAAAAAGCGTGGATGCCATTTAACGCAGAAGCAGTCAAGTCCGTAGACAACGAGAACCCTACCGAGAATCCAAGCACGTTAAAGTCCACCAAGTTATCGCCTGAAGCACAGAAACTTGTTGATGAACTTACTCTTGAGAACAAGAGACTCACAGAAGAGAACACGGCACTTAAGGCAGAAAAAGGAATCGAACAAGCAAAAGCCGAAAAGAAAGCCATTATCGACAAGATTACGGAACAGTCGCAAGTATTATCAAGGTGGTTATTAACCAACGATAAGACCAACCCGGTGCCGCAGGCCATCAAAGAGCCTTTGGGCAAACTCTTAACATCCATCAGTTTCACCAAGGATGATTATGAGTGGAGAAAACAAAGAGGTGCGCTTACCAAGTCAGAAGAGACCCTTGGTGAGAGAATGGCAAAAATAAGTCAGCTCCTCAATGAAATCGAACAGGACAAGGTTAATGATGCTGATGCATACGATTTAAGCCAGTTAGACTGGATACCTGAATTCTCCAACGAGTTTGCCAAGATTAAAGATACGGTGGCATCGGTAGAGTCAAGACAGGGTGAATACTTCAACCTTGGTAAGATGACCACGGAAGACCTTCAGAGCCTGTTAAACATGATAACGGCATTAAAGAGTGCCATTACCAACATGAACAAGTGCCTGTCCGCTCACAACAAGATGTCCGTAAGCGGAGTCGGTAAGGCAATCATAAGTTACCTTGACGAAGTAGGTCAGAAAAAACACGATGACCGAATACTTCAGTTCCTTGAAATCGACAACACAGTTCCGTTCTACTTCTTTAAGAGACTTGGCCCCGGTGGACAACAGGCATTTAAACTTCTTATGGATGGCATGAACCAGTACGCATTTGAAGCCAAACAGATAGAAGACTATGCAAAGAAAACCTTCTCCGGAAAAGATGTTTTATCTTGGAGAGACGAGGTTAAGACCTTCCAAGTAGACGAAGTTGAGTACAATGCCGAACAGGGCAAGGACTTGGTTGAAATCGAAAAGAGAACCATTCAGATGACGGTGCCGCAGATAATGAGCCTTTATTGTCTGTCAAAGAGAGATCAGGCAGTCCGTCACTTGAACACAGGCGGTATCAAAATCGGAGACTTCAAGGTAAGCGGTGAGAAGAACCCGGTAAGACAGTTAAAGAACGTAACCCTTACCAAGAAGGACATTGAAAAGATAACCTCTTCTCTTACAAAAGAACAGATAGAAGTAGCGGATAAGTTACAGGAGTTCATGAACACTGTCTGTCAGAAGTGGGGTAACGAAATCACCATGAAGCGGTTCGGCTTCAAGGGAATGACCGAAAAGAATTACTTCCCTATCAACGTAGACCGAAACCAGTTGTCAAGTGAAACTCGTCAGAGAGGCTCAAGCCTTTACCAGTTACTGAACATGGGATTCACAAAACCCATTAACCCCAAAGCAAAGAACCCCATCGAGATATTTGATATCTTTGAAGTCTTTGCAATCCACTCCACCGAGATGGCCCAGTACAATTCTTTGGCACTTCCTGTTCTTGATGTAATAAGGATATGGAACTACAAAGACCTTGTGATGCTTGATGAGAATGAGGACAAAGCTCACTGGAATTCCGTAAAGGCATCCATTGAAAACACCATCGGAGAAAAGGGTAACCAGTACATAGGACTTTTACTTGCAGACCTTAACGGAGATGTAAGCGGTGGTAGAGCGGATGACTTGGTAGGAAGGTTCATGAAAAACTACAAGACCGCAGCCGTAGCGGCCAACCTTCAGGTGGCAGCACTTCAGCCTTTAGCCTACATAAGAGCCGGATATATGATTGACTCAAAGTACCTTACTAAAGGTATGGCGATGAAGTCAACAGACGATGCTCTTAAGTATTGTGGCATAGCGGTATGGAAGGAAATGGGATTCTATAACACATCCATTCACCGGGGCCTTGAGCATAAGATTATGCAAGACGAGTCCAAGACCGAAAGCATCATCGACAAGAGTTTGTACCTTGCAGGTAAAGCGGACGAATGGACTTGGAGTAAATTGTGGAATGCGTGTCTTCTTGAAACCAAGGATAAGTATCCTACCCTTAAGGATCAGGAACTTTACGAAAAGACCGCAGAGAGACTCACCGAAGTAATTTACGGAACGCAGGTAGTTGATTCAGTTCTTACAAGGTCTCAATTAATGAGAGACAAGACCATGTACTCCAAGATGGTAACGGCATTCCAGTCCGAACCCACACTTGGTTTAAACGTATTAATGGATGCCACAGAGTCCTTCTCGATGGAAGCAAGAGCGCATGGCAAACAGGCAGCACTTCAGAAGTACGGAAAGACCATGTACAGAGCCGCACTTGTATACTTAATCAGTTCGGCAGTCGAGTCCTTATTCAGAACCGTAATCGGAAGAATAAGAAAGTATGACGGAGACGAGGACGATGAGAGTTTCCTTGAAGACTTCTTTACAAGATTTATTGAAGAACTTAATCCGTTAGGAAAGATTCCGATTATTAAAGATGTTGTTAATATAGGTTGGGATGTACTCATGGTGAAGATGGGCAAACAGTACAGAATCTACACCGACACAAGAATGGACGAAGATATCTTTGAGAAGATAGGAAATGCTACATTAAGACTTATAAACATCTTCGAAGGAAAGAAAGTTAACTTCAAAACCCTGTACGAAATTGCCAAGGGCATCGATGCAAGTGGACTCCCGGTATCTAATACCTTCAGAACCTTCAAGACCGCTTGGAACAACACAATCGGCAGAATATGGACAAGCTTGGCTATTAAGTGAGTCAAAGTGGGTGGGTAGAAATGCCCACTCACTTTTTATTACAATAATTTGGGAAGGAGATTACATTATGAACATTCTTACATATAGATTCACATTGGACACACAGAAGAATGGAGTTCAGAGAACCTTACAGGGATTTCAGACCGGGGAAAACACGGCCCGTAGGATGCAAATTACCCTTAAAGAAGGTATGGAGAACTACGAAATTCCTCTGTCAAATATAAGTGCATCCATGTACGTTAAGAGACCTTCGGACATATCTCCGAGCATTAACGCTTGTCAGATAGATGCTGAAAACAACCGGGTTATCTACAACGTACTGGACTCTGACATTGCTGAAGCCGGAATTGTTGAATTCCAGTTAAAGCTCATCAGCACCATCAATGAAGAAATCAAAGTGCTTGTATCTCCCAAATTCAGCGTTGAAGTGTGGGAGTCAAACGTGGAAGATTCCGAGGCTGAAGAGTCACCTACATACACGGCTCTGACTGAAGCCATTGCGGCAGCAGAAGCGATGAAGGACTCTGCAATTGCAGACCTTTACATTGATGAAAATAACATCTTCACAGTAGTGTTTGGTGACGGAACGGAGTACACATCCACTGTAATAGCGGATGCCATTGCCCGGATAGACGATGTAGAAGCCAACGCATTAAAGGCTGAAGGTTTTGCCGTTGGTGAGCAGAACGGAACTCCTGTAGAGTCAGGAAGCACATATTACCACAACAACGCAAAATACTATAAAGAAGAAGCATCCACAAGCGCAACCAATGCATCCACAAGTGAGACCAACGCAGGTCTTTCCGAGACCGCAGCCAGTGCCAGTGCGACCCTGGCCGAGTCATACGCAAAAGGTGGCACTTCTTCAAGATCAGGCGAAGACACCGACAATAGTAAATACTATTCCGAACAGTCAGCATCCAGTGCCAGTGCCTCAAGTGGTTCGGCAACCGCATCCGCAAGTAGCGCAACGGAAGCCGAGAGCTATGCAAAAGGTGGAACATCTTCCCGGACAGGCGAAGACACCGACAATGCAAAATACTACAAAGAACAGGCTGCTTCACAGGCCAGTGCTGCCAGTGGTTCGGCATCCACGGCATCTTCAAAGGCAACGGAAGCCGAGAGTTATGCAAAAGGTGGCACTTCCACAAGATCAGGCGAAGACACCGATAATGCCAAGTATTACTCCGAATTGGCTTATGGATACAAAGGAGATGCATCCACCAGTGCAACCAATGCAGCCACATCGGAAACCAACGCAGGACTTTCCGAAACCGCAGCCAGTGGTTCAGCAACCACGGCAGGACAGAAAGCAACCCTGGCCGAGTCTTACACTGTGGGTGGAACAGGCACAAGATCAGGCGAAGATGAAGATAATGCCAAATACTACATGGAACAGTGTCAGCAGATAGCCGCAGGTATGGCAGGTGGACTTCTTCCCATGGGAACAGTCACATTTGCAAACCTTCCGACCACAGGCTTGTCCGCAGGTATGATGTACAACATCTCTGATGCATTCACATCCGACTCAAGATTCAAGGACGGTGGTGGTAAGTCTTACCCGGCAGGTACTAACGCTTATGTAACCGCAGACACAATGTGGGATTGTTTTGCAGGAGCTTTGGTCACTGTCAATAACAAGACAGGGCAGACCATTACCCTTGATGGTTCAGACCTTAAGGTAACAGGCTATAGCAAAGCGACATCCGTAGCAGATGTTGCGGCTACCGACTCCATCAATGTAGCCATCGGTAAGGTTGAGAAAAAGGTAGATAGCATAGATGTAGGTGTGTCTTCCTTCAATTCAAGGACAGGAGCGGTATCTCCCACAGATGGTGACTACACAGGCAACATGATTCCCCTGACAGGGTATAGCATAGCAGGTTCGAAGTCAGCAATTGCAGCCACCGATAAAGCAGATGAGGCTATCGGAAAGTTGGAGTACAAGGTTGACAACATCGTGGGTTCTGAAGTTGCAATGACTGGGTATTCCAAAGCTTCTTCTCAAAGTGCTATTGTCACAACCGACACGACAAATCAGGCCATCGGTAAACTGGAAAAGAAAGCGGATGATACAAATGTTGTTCATGATTTTACTATTGAGACAACGGACTGGAGCGCAAATAGTGACCCTAACACAAGCACAGATTATCCGTATGTAGCGACAAAAAGTTGCGCTTACTACACAAACAATAGCAGACCTATATGCCAGTTGTACGGAGCAAACGGCGGTATTCCTACATCAACGGAATGGACAGCGATATACCTTGTAAAAGCAATCGACTTCGGAACATCAGGCGTAACGCTTTACGCAACAGACGAACCCGCAAGCGACTTAACGCTTGTAGCAAAGGGGGTATAGTATGGCACTTGGATTTTTATATGGAAGTGGCGGTGGTTCAAGTATTCCCGAAGGTGCAACCGTAACGCCTGTTGGCGATGTTTATACTTGGCAGAGGTGCGCGGGAATTGATAGACCACAGTACACAACCCTTGCAGAATTGTTAGCCGATGCAACGACATTGGCGCACGTTATTGATAACGCAAATGCTACGGATTATCTTGTGCGTAGCAAGACGTGGATTAACAACGAAACTAAAGTGCCTACGATGACTTCTGATACTACGCCAAGTGGTGAGTGCTTTGGTGACACAGTCTATGCAAGCGGCTACTCATATTGGAAAGTGTTTGACCGTGATGAATCGTCAATGTGGTCGAGCCAAAACGCGGCTTTTCCTCATTATGTTGGTTACGACTTTGGGACGGGAACTATTATTACTTCCGTTGCGATAACTTCATTTGGTAACGCTAATGCGTGTCGCGCAAAGAATTTTAAGATTCAAGGTTATGACGGTTCAAGTTGGGATGACTTGTATACGGGAATAATGGCAAATTCATCATCAAAGCAATATTTTCCGTTTAGCAATACAACCGCTTATTCCAAATACCGTCTGTATGTTACCGATAGTTACGACACAAGCTCAAATATATGCTCCATTAAAGAACTTGAGTTTTTTAGTGCATCTATCGTTCTGTCGCAGACCGCAATGGCACTTATTGGCGCAAACAATTACGCATCAGATACGTTACTTGCTGATAGTGATTGGTGTGAAGCAATTTGTGAGTCATCGTACTTTGGTTCAGTGCTAAATGATACAGTACCCGCAATGACAAGTGCGACAACACCAAGCGGTAGTGTAACGGCATCTAACTACGCAACAGGCAACGACCCTTACAAAGCATTTGACGGTAGCGCTTCTACGCTATGGAATACTCAGGATTCAACAACAGCCGTTACTCGGACTATAACGTATGCGTTTGCTGGAACTTGCAAGGCTTTTGTTACAACATTTGAGGTTCGTAACTCAAGTGATTTACCGTATTCACCTTCATCCGTAACCGTTATGGGTTCAAATGATAACTCAAACTGGACTACGCTTACCACATTTAATATTTCGGATGTGTCTAATAAGAGCATTATTCCAACGCCCGCCGCATATAAGTATTACAGATGCGATTGCGTAGCTAAACTTTATTCTGCAAGCAACAAGTATATGTGTCGTGCCGCCAGAATTCAATTCTACGGCAGACAAGACGTATAAGGGGGGTGCAGACTAATGGAATGGTTATCAACCTTAATCGGCACTTGATATTGACAAAACATAAATACATAAAAACATAAGCAAAAAGGGGGTGGGTAGAAATCCATCCCCTTAAATTTGTAAAATATTCATATAGTAAACCAAACACACAAGATCAGGAGAATAGGTTATGGATTTTGACTTTTTAACAATTCCAACAATCATCGTTTTAAGTTACGGACTGGGAATCATCGTAAAGGCTACCCCTATTAATGACAAGTACATCCCGGCTATTGTTTTAGTTTTCGGTACAATCCTTGGTGCGGTAGCTTACCTTACCAAGATTCCGTTCATGATGAATGTCTGCGATGACATTATGACCGCTTGTGCAATAGGACTTGCCAGTGGCTTGGCATCCACAGGAATTCATCAGCTCGTTAAACAGTTGATAACAAATGACGATGGCATTCACGAAGGAACAAGTGGAGACGAGTGCTGATGCAGGACTATAACGAAAATACAGTAAAAGTTATCATAAACTTCTTGCGTAACCACGGACTCAATGACTATGCCATCAGCGGATTTCTTGCTAACTGGTATGTCGAATCCCTGTTTAGACCAAACAATGCACAGAATTCATATATGAACCAGTTCCACATGACTGATGAAGAGTACACGGATCAGGTCAATGCCGGAACATGGAGAAGACCTGACACCAACGAACCATTTAGTTCGGACAAAATTGGATATGGCATCGCTCAATGGACAAGTTTAGGTCGCAAGGGTGGTTTGTACGATTACATTTTAAGAAAAGGTGTAATGGTAGACAATCTTCTTGCACAGTTGGAGTGGATGTGGATTGAGTTAACATCCAAAGGCTTCAGAGATGCTTACAATTCTTGTTTGAGCGCAAGGAGTGCCGGGGATGCAGCCGTAGACATCATGGTGAAGTATGAAAAGCCTGCTTCCATGAATAACCCTTCCGCACAGAAGAACAGAGCAAACCTTGCAGAAGAGTTTTACGATAAATATTTTGGGGGTACAGTTATGAACGAAAAGGTTCTTGCGATATCCGCAGGACATTATCTTTTTACACCGGGTAAGCGATGTGACAAGTCCATCGACCCCACCGAGACAAGGGAGTGGGTACTTAATTCCCGGATAGCCGATAAATTGACGGTAATGCTTAACCGATATGAAGGTGTCAAAATTGTCCGTCTTGATGACCCCACCGGGCAGAAAGAAATCAGTCTTGCAAACAGGGCAACCCAGTCCAATAACGTAAAAGCAGACCTTTACCTGGCCATTCACCACAATGCCGGGGCAAAATGCACCAACGCAGGTGGTATCGTTGTTTATTATTACCCCAAGGCTTCTAACAAGGTTGAGGCAAACAAGGTATACGACCTTCTTATTAAATACACTGGACTCCGGGGCAACCGTTCAAACCCTGTCAAGGAAACCACATCTCTCTATGAGGTTCGTGTTCCCAAGGCACGTTCTATTCTTGTAGAGAATGGCTTCATGGACAGTAAGGTGGATACCCCTATTATCTTAACAGAAGCTCATGCGGACAAAACCGCACAGGCTCTGTGTGAATATTTTGTTACCACATGGAATCTTAAATTAAAGGATGAAGGTAAGTCCGACATCCTCGCAGAGATTGAGTCCGTCAAGGCAAACATAAATGCCCTTGAACAAAGACTCAAAGAATTGGAGGCCATGTTATGACAGGATGGGATATTTTTTCACACATAATGCCTTGGTTCTTAACGATAGCTTCCTTGTCCTATACCATCTATGCAACCACAAAGAAGAACCGCAAGGAAGATATCAAGGAAGCGAAGGAGTGTACAGTGGAGACTACTGCGGTAGTTTATAAATTGGAAAGCATCAAGGACATTGTCACCGAGACAAGACGAGACATTAAGGATATTCAGACTGACATCAAAGGCCTTGAAAAGAGAGTGACTACCCTTGAAACCCAGTTTAAAGAGGCAGAACTACATGAAAGACGAGAAAAAATTTGATTCAATGGCTTATTTGTTATATGAATCTGATATGGCCCGGTGCGAGAGAATCATTAAACGGCAATGGATTCTTTGCACCGTGTTGGGCATAGGTTTTATCTTGAGCATTCTCTTATGGATTATAGCGTAACCCAGTTGGCATGGCTGATTGACGAATGGGTTTTAAATGACCGCAACAGACGGATTCTTAAGAGAAGATTAATCGATGGGATCAGGTTTGAGCCGTTAGCGGAAGAATTTGATTTGTCAGTCCGGCAAGTCAAAAATATTGTATATAAAGAACAGGAACGGATATTCAAACACATATAAGGTCATACCTTTGGGTATGGCCTTTTAACTTGCACAAAA